CGTTTTCGAAATCTGCCTTTTTGCTATCTGGTACGGTTTTGGTTAAAAACCCAGCGGTAAGCTTAGTTTTTAAGGCCGCTCCCCCGTCGTTGTTTACAGGAACCCATGCCGTAAAATCAGTTTTGAGTTGGGATAGCAGCTTCTCCAAGTCGTTTAGCCGACTAACCAGAGATTCGATCTTTATTAAGCCTCCGTTTGCCCCATCGTTAAAGGTAAACTGGCCAGCTTTTAGAACAACGTTTTCGATCTCCGTCCAAGCCGAAATATAGGCGTTATCCTTATCCAAAAAGGTAACAATTACAAGGCTATCAACTTTGGGAACAACAAAAAATCCAGCTGGTTGAGAGTCTACTTCATCGTAATCAGCCTCCATGTACACGCCCAAAACATCCGCGCTGCCGTCTGTAGGTGAGCAAACGCACGTTCTTTGCGCAACGTTCACGCTTTTAACGGTACATTGCTTCGAGTAGAGCTCGTTTTTATCTACCCAAATCTGGATAAACTGGTTTAGTATTTCAGATATTTTGGACATAGTACAAATTTATTCAATTCGCTATTGGATGTTGCGAAAGTTTTGCTACCTTTGTATCGAAGTAGAGTTATTTTTCATATTCGTTTGGTGTTTTTTGTGTTACAGAAAAGGGTGCTTTTAAAAGGCACCCTTTTTAGTTAATCAGCAACTTGGTCTACTTCAATGTTTTGCCTTAATCCATCGTTTACCGACATTGATATCTCAACCGACTTTATAAGGTATCTGCCCCCGCGCTCTGGCAACTTGTTATCCTTTAAAACGGCTACATCACCATGTTTTACCATCGGAAAGCCAAAAGTCGTAAATGAACCCCTATAGCCTTTATAGTAAAGTTGAGGCAACCGCCTAACAATTATATCCCGAAGATGAGACTGTGTTAAGTTGGGAAACTTGTAGGTGTTTAAAGCCCCATCTGGCTGCTTTTCGCTTACTAGTATTTTACCAGTCAGCTTTTCATAGTAGGCATATAGCTCGATTTTTTTACCTTTTGGCTGTACCGATACCCCATGAGAGATAACATTAAGGTCGTCGGTCGTCGTCCACTGCAATCCCGACCCGTCAATAATGTTTTTCTGAAAATCAAAGTGACGTTCAGCGCCTTTTGCCTTATAAGGTAGGCCAACGTTTAAAATTCCATCCCGAAACCACGAATACAAGCCATACTTATCTCGGAGCTCATCCAGCACCTGTGCAATGGTAACGCCATTGATACGAAACGAGCCGATTTTTGCACTATCAGCAGTAAAAGCACCGTCATATATATCGCCAATCAGCTGCTTTAACGTGAGCTTGTCTTTTGAGTAGTTTCGAACAGCTTTTTGCTTTAGCCTCCAAGCCTCGTCTTCGCACTGGACGGTAAACGGGGTTCCGGGTATCAGCTTAGAAACGTAGCCGACAAATACGGTGTCTTTGTTGGGGTAATACCCCATATTGATAGCTACAATTTGCCCTACTTTTATGAGCTCCGTTATCTTTTGCCCTTTTAGGTATAGGTTATTGGGCATGGTTATTTCTGCCGTCTGGGTTAGGTTTTGCCAGCTGGAGCTAACCTTGACGGAGGTAGCATACCCGAATAGTAGGCTACCTATTTGTACCTCTGTTTCGACTCTAAGCATTTGTCTGGGCTTTTACGTCAGCTAATGCCTCAGCCAGCGCGTTAATAACTTGTGCCTTTATCTCTGGTGTTGCCTCCTTAAGCGTGGTAGTGCTTATCGTAAACTTGTCGATAAGCGTCTGGATGTTGATATTAAACGTTTTTGGAGCAGCAGATTTAAGCGTAGTAATGGAGTCTTCTAAGTTTTTATCTGGGGTCACGGTAGCGTCCAAAGTTTTGCCGCCTAAAGCTTCGTCAACTATACCAAACTGCTTTTTAAGTATTGCATTGCGGCGGCGGATGGAGTTAACGTCGCCCTGCATGCGGTTGTGGTTTTTAAGGGCTAAATTATACTGTCCTGCCATTATCAACATATCCGCTAGCTGCTTTTGCTCTTTAGTTCGAGTATCTACAGTTGTTGCGACGCCTGCCGAAGTGCTAGAGGCTACCAATTCACCAGCTTTACCTAGAGCTATTTGTTGATCTACTTCTTTTCGAAGAATTGCTATGGTTTTATTAGCTTTTGCTCCAAATGTTTGTTGCGAAAAGGCAATTTCTGGCGATACCTCCCCGATTATTTGGGATAGTCTCAGCTGAGCATCGGCCATCCTATCCGTCCACTTTGCCGTATCAGCCATAGCCTGCTGCTCCTTATCGGTTAGCTTGGCAATAATAATGCGGTTGAGCGCGTTTTTATTATACTCAGCCATGTTAGCTGCCAGTTTACTAGTCTCGATATTTTCTTTTGATAACCCTTTTACTATTTCTGGATGCTCCTTTTTAAGGTAGTTGTAAATCTCGTTACGCCTAGCCAGCGTGGTGTTGCTGCTGCTTAACTCCAAGGCTAAAGCGTTGACGTTTTTGCGCTCCTCCTCGATGGCTTCGGCTGGCTTAATCCTAACGTAGTTCATCGCCGCGTCTGCCATGCTGATAAGTCCTTTTGTTACCGACTTAGCCGCAGGATTTAATCGTTTACCGAGTTCTGTACCTGTGAGCTCTAGCTTGTCTTCGAATGTTGACCATAAGCCGCCAGTAGTCTCGCTTTGCTTTTGCATCAAATTAAAAAACTTACCGCCTTCACCAGTTGCTGATGCTAACGCTTTTGTTACCATGTCATACGACACGGCACCCGCTGAGATGTCTTTTTGTAGCTGCTTTACCGATTTACCGCTAGTTTTTGACAGGTATTCGAGCATTGGAACGCCAGCTTCTGTAAATTGGCGCAACTCCATTCCAGTCAACTTGGTGGCGGCTTTTACTTGGCCTAAAGCCATAACAAGGTTTGGCATCTTATCCATGCCAACACCGGATGAAATATCACCAAGCATTTTTAAAGTTGGGATAACATCATTGGCACCCACTCCATATGCCAGTAGCTGCTTAGCCCCGTCTTTTACCGTTTTGGAGGTAAAAGGAGTAATAGAAGCTAACTTATTCAGCTGATCTATTAAGTTGTTGGCCTGCGTGTCTGTGCCTAGCATAGTAGAAAACGCTACTTGGGTCTGCTCGGCATCGGAACCCAGCTGAACAATTTGCTTGCCGATATTTGCGCCAAATCGGATTGCCTCCAAGGCTACCAACCCTTTCGCTACCGATCCTATGCTGCCTTCAAATTTATTTACCGAATTGTTGGCATTATTAAGGCCACTGCTGAACTTATCATTTAACGACAGTTTATACTCTACATCATTTGCCATTTCGTTCAATTTTTACAGGCAAAAGCCCCATTTCTATAAGGTATTCCAGCTCACACTCCCGCTTACACCACGTGTCAATATCGTACTTATCTGGATCATCCTTAAAACAAAAACGCATGAGGGCAGCTTTCTGACCCCATGCGTATGTTTTTGAATCAAGACGGTACTGCGCTATTTTTTTTTTACATCCGAATCACAAAGCGTAATCATGTTATTAAACACGTCCAAGCAAAGGGTAGCAAATGCCTTTTGCATCATGCCATCGTTTGACTCGTCGCCTCTCTTCAATTCGTCGTCACCGCTCACCCAGCAAGTTTTAACGACAAACTTGCCAGCTGCCAGCTTGTCAAAGCCAGATTGAGCCTGCAAAGCCATCATAGCCATTCGGTACTCATCGAACTTCATTTCTCGGATGGTAGCGGTTAGCACCTTATCGTCTCCTACCTTTATTTCAAAAGTTACGTTTTCCATGCTTACCTAAATAAAATATCAGCTGGCATAAGATCAAAAGTTCTTGTTAGATCGGTATCTCCCTGTGACCCTTCCACGCCATCGTTTACAAATTCACACATTTTTAGCCTATGAACTACAGGATTCTGGATGTTACCAAAAGCCACGATAATATCAAAAGGCGGTATGTCTACCAGCTGGCCGTTAGGAGCTGCCGATCTTAGCGCCTCCACGTCGTTCATCGAGATGTCCATCGATGCGGTAAATTCTTTGGCTCCACGACCACGGCTAACTGGCTTTGCGTTGGTGCCGTAGTTGTTGGTCTTTTCTTGATTTACCTGGTAGTTGATTGATTTAACCGATGGCATGGGTACACCTGCAATCAAAACCTCAATTGAAACATAGTCATAGGCTTGACCGTTTACTAAAGTTGGATAAAGTCCCATTGCTACTGTATTTTAGTGGTGAAACCTATGGTTACTGCAATTTCACGAGCCACACCAACTGGTACGATTTTAATCGTTAAGCTGATTTTACTCGAAGTTAGGACGTTTTGGTTAGGATCAATCAAAACGCTGTTTGGAGACAACGAGCCGTCTACCTTAGTCTGTATTTCCCCAGCTGCAGCCATATTCTCAAGCACGGTCATAGCAACAGCTTTAAAGTCGCTAATGGTACCGTTTGAAAGGTGGCCAGTTTCGGAATCAACATACAAAGGAGAATTAACCTTTGGCAGCAATGCCGAGCGTACGCCCCTAACCGCCTTATCAATGGTGCGGTTGTTTTCAATGTAGGCGTAATCTGAGCTTATAGCTACCGATGTAGGCGCGTCGTTATTATAGGCTCCGCTAATTCCAGTGTAGTTAACCAAAAAGTTATATCCCTTGGTGGTTAACGTCGAGATGGTCG